AAACTTGGGGTAAAGCCATTGAAAAAGTATATGGTAAAGGCGGGGACGTTGAACAGAGTTTAAATGTTATCGTAAATGCTGGCAAGGCAGTGTTGGGCGTAACTAAACCTGGTGGTGGTGGAACTGGTACAGGTACTGCACCTAATGCCCCAGCAGTTACTACTCCATTGCCTGATCTCAAAAAGAAAGATAATAAACGAGCGGCTGGTGGCCCAATTGCACCAGATGATGTGTATGTTGTTGGCGAGAACGGTCCTGAGTTGTTTAAATCCAAAACAGCAGGAGACATTGTACCTACTGACAAATTTAAAAGTATGTTTGGTGACATACAAACTAAAATATCTGGACTAGGAAGTCCTAGTCCAGTTATTCCTAAAAGTGCCGAAGCAAAAACTCCACCTCCATTACCAGAAGCCTATGTACGATCTTTAATGACACCTCGTACACCTGCTGGCAACTTGCTTAATGGTACAGGCGATAATATTCCAAAAGTGGATCCAAATGTATTTAAAAATGCGTTTGCCGCTAACAAAGTAGAAGCTCCAAAAATTGATACAGCCGCAATGTCTCGTGCTGAACAGGAAAAAGCAAGAGCGGCAGTACCGGAAATTCCACCAATCAGTGCTAGCAAACCAGCACCAACACCAGCTAGGAGTGTAGAATCAGCATCAAGTGCTACCGGAACAGTAACCATGAAAGATGTCAACGACTCATTAATTCGCTTAAATACTACTATGGATAAAGTGCTAAAAGCAACACTTGAAGTTAGTCAGCATAGCGAGAAGACTGCCAAAAACTCTGGCAAAGCTACTGGCAATAGAACACACGCTTAAGGAAAACTAATGAGTTGGAAAAAATATTTTACACCTGTTCCCGTCAACGGAGACGTATTAAGCCCTATCAACGGAATTAATAGCGGTAACCGTCCAGGACCAGCACGTAGCAACTACAGTAGTTACTTGCCAGACGTGTATACTGGTAGTCCAAACCGTATTGAACGTTATCAACAGTATGAAACTATGGACAGTGATCCAGAAGTTAATGCGGCTTTAGACATTTTAGCAGAGTTTTGCACACAAAAATTAAAAGACAACAGCAGTCCATTTGCAATCAAGTGGCGTCATAAAGCAACTAACGTAGAAGTTCGTGTATTAAGCGAGTATCTACAGCAGTGGAACAAGCTACAAAAGTTTGATACACGTATTTTCCGTATCGTTCGTAACGTATTCAAGTACGGTGATGCATTTTTCATCCGTGATCCAGAGAATCAAAAGTGGAATTGGATCGATACAAGCAACTTAATCAAAGTTATTGTCAACGAAAGTGAAGGCAAAAAACCAGAACAGTATATTGTTAAAGACCTAGCACCTAATTTTGAACACTTAGTTGCTACACAAATTACTGCCAACATGAATTCTAAGAGTCCAGGCGGTGGTCCTGTACCAGCAAGCGGTAGTAGTGGTACTAGCGCACAACGTGGAAGTACTGGAGCAGGCTCGAGTGGTAGCAGATTTGGCATACAATTTAAAGAAAATGCTATCGATGCCAAGCATATTATACATTTAAGCCTATCAGAAGGCTTGGATAACAACTATCCATTTGGTAATAGCTTGTTAGAAAACATATTTAAAGTGTACAAACAGAAAGAATTGCTAGAAGATGCTATTCTAATCTATCGTATACAACGTGCTCCTGAACGTCGTGTGTTCCATATTGACGTAGGTAATATGCCTAGTCACTTGGCAATGGCATTCGTAGAACGTGTTAAGAATGAAATTCACCAACGCCGTATACCTAGTCAAACAGGTGGCGGACAGAATGTTATTGACAGTGCATATAATCCATTGTCAATTAATGAAGATTATTTCTTCCCTAAGACAGCAGACGGTAAAGGATCAGATGTTACCATGCTCGAGGGTGGTAAGAACATTGGTGAAATTGATGACCTAAAGTACTTTACTAACAAGTTGTTCCGTGGATTGCGTATTCCGTCAAGCTATTTGCCTACAGGTGCAGATGATTCACAAAGTAATTTTAATGATGGCCGTGTTGGTACAGCTTATATTCAGGAATTACGCTTTAACAAGTACTGCGAACGCTTGCAAAGTCTTATTACTGCGGTGTTTGATGACGAATTTAAGATGTATATGCACAGCAAAGGTGTGAACATTGACAGTAATTTGTTTGAATTGCAGTTTAATCCACCACTTAACTTTGCCAGTAGCAAGCAAAGTGCTATTGATGCCGAGCGTATCAATACATTTAATACTATTCAAGCAGTACCGTTCGTGTCAAAACGCTTTGCTATGAAGCGTTTCTTAGGCTTAACACAAGAAGAATTGTCAGAAAACGAACGTTACTGGGCAGAAGAGAACGGCAAAGGCGAGCCAACACATACAGATGCCGCTGGAGAATTGCGTAGTGCAGGCTTATCTGCTAGCGGAATTGAAGGTGACTTGGGTATGGCAGGCGATATGGATGCTCCAGAAGATATGGACACTGGTGAAGATGCTGCCGCACAAACTCCAGGTGCAGCCGCTCCAGGTGGCGGAGCCCCCGCAGCCGCTCCTCCAGTATAAATACAATATGATTTTAAGAGAACTGTTTTATATTGATCCTGACACTAGGCATGTTGCTAATGATTTGCGTTACGATGCAAGTCGTGATAGCGGTGTTATGCATCGTAGCGACACTAGAAAAACAAGATTAACTCTTAAACAGTTAAACGAATTACGCAAAAGCAGTGAGGCTCACATACTAGAGCAAGAGAATGAACTAGACTTTATTCACGATATGTATGCCGCCGCACCTGCCGCGCCACCAGCATAAACGAAAACAGTCAAAAACTGACTGTTTTTCGCCTATATTACACTTGATTTACATCTTTCGTGTAAATAATAAACAGCCTTGTAACTATACATCAACCACAGGAGAATTAACATGACTGACCGCGCCCAATTTGAAGCAATGCTAGAAGCTTTGATCAATGATGATCAACAATCTGCAAAAGAAATATTCCACAACATCGTTGTTGGAAAATCACGTGAAATTTACGAAGAATTATTAGCTGAAGACTTCAGCCAAGACTCTGGTAACCCATACAGCAAACAAGATGAAGGTATGGAAGAAGAAGAAGAAGGCATGGAAGAAGACATGGAAGAAGAAGGCATGGAAGAAGAAGGTGCCGAGGAAGAAGAATCAGCTGACGACGAAGAAGGTGCTGACGACGAAGAATCAGATGATGAAGAAGGTTCAGAAGACGACAGCGAAGAAGATCCATTCGGCGACGAAGAAGGTGACGAAGCAGGCGAAGGCGATATTGAAGATCGCGTTATGGACCTAGAAGATGCTTTGGAAGACCTAAAAGCAGAATTTGAACAACTATTAGCCGGTGAAGAAGCTGAAGAAGCTGATCATCCTGGTATCCACGACATGGGCGGAGATGACGCAATGGGTGGAATGGACGACATGGGCGCAATGGATGAAGAAGACGGTATGCCAATGATGGAATACGTTAACAAAGTTCCAGCTCCAAAGCATGGCGACAATGGTGCAAACGTTAAGCCAATCGTAGCCGGCAAAAACGACATGGGCGGAACTGCTAAGAACTTAGCACAAAGTTTCAGCACAACAACTGGCGGAACACAAGGTGGTTTAGCTAGTCCTAAAGCAGGCGACTTAACAGCTGGTTTGAATGTACACAACCGTCCAGGTAGTGATGCAGGTAAGACAGGTTTTAAGAAACAAGTAGCTGGCGGCGGCATTGATCGTCAAGCAGGTTTCAACAAGCCTGGCAAACAAGTTGGTGCAACAGACTCAAGTGGTCGTGGCGAAAGCAACACTAAGTCATTGATCAGCAAAAAAGTAAGATAATAAGAGACTAACTAAAATATGTCTTTATACCTCCGAGAGAATCTCAGTTTCAACGAAGCAAAAATGGTCGTTGAGTCTGATGACAAAGATGGGAAAAACTTATACATGTCCGGGATTTGTATCCAGGGCGGTATAAAAAACGCCAACCAGCGTGTTTACCCTGTTAATGAGATTGGCAAGGCTGTCAAAACCCTTAATGATCAGATTCAAAACGGCTATTCAGTTCTCGGGGAAGTGGATCATCCAGATGATCTAAAAATTAACCTGGACCGTGTGAGTCACATGATAACAAACATGTGGATGGACGGTCCTAATGGTTACGGGAAGTTGAAAATACTTCCAACACCAATGGGACAACTTATCAAGACAATGCTGGAAAGCGGAGTCAAGCTAGGCGTTTCAAGTCGCGGATCCGGAAATGTCAGAGATGACGGCTCCGGTGAAGTATCAGATTTTGAGATTATCACAGTAGATATGGTAGCTCAACCTAGTGCTCCTGGAGCATACCCAACACCAATTTATGAACACTTGATGAATAATCGAGGCGGACTAAGTGCCTTACGCATAGCGCAAGAGGTGAAAGGTGATCCTAAAGCACAGAAATATCTCAAAGAGAGCTTATTAGGTATAATAAGCCGACTCCAATAACAAGGAGAATCATATGTTGGATGCACTAAAACAGTTATTTGAAAACAATGTGATTTCTGAAGAGATCAAGCAGTCTATTGAGTCTGCTTGGGAAGCTCGCATCGTCGAGAACAAAGCCCAAGTAGCTCAGCAACTACGCGAAGAGTTTGCACAAAAATATGAACACGACAAGAACACGATGATTGAAGCAGTGGATCGCATGATCTCTGAACAGTTGTCACAAGAAATTGTTGAGTTCGCCGATGATCGTAACCAGTTAGCTGAAATGAAAGTTAAGCTAACAAAAGAAAAGAAAAAGATGGCTGGTGTAATGAAGGAATTTGTTACACGTCAGTTGGCTTCTGAAGTTCGTGAGTTACATGAAGATCAAGTGGCAATGGCAAGCAAGTTCGGTAAACTCGAACAATTCGTAGTTGAGGCTCTAGCTCAAGAAATTACAGAGTTTATGACCGATAAGAAAGATTTAGCAGAAACGAAAGTTCGCTTGATCCGTGAAGGTCGCAAAGAAATCAAGAAAGTAAAAGAAGCATTTGTAACTCGTGCCGCTAAGATGGTTGAAGGTGTTGTAAGTTCAGGACTACGTTCTGAAATGAAGACATTGAAAGAAGACATCGAAGCCGCTCGTCGTGCAGACTTTGGTCGTAAGTTGTTCGAGGCTTTTGCCGCTGAATACTCGACTAGTTACTTAAATGAAAAATCGGAAACAGCAAAATTACTCAAAGTCATAGACTTGAAAGATTTAGCAATGCAAGAAGCCGCTCAGGCAGTTGTCAAAGCTGAACAAATCTTAGAAAGTAAAGAAGCTGAAATCCGTACTCTTAAAGAGAGTCAAGAAAGAAAAGCAATCATGAGCGAACTTTTGTCCCCGCTAAATGCAGAACAAAAAGAGATCATGAGTGAATTAATGGAGTCTGTAAAGACTACTAAACTAAACGAAAGTTTTGAAAAGTATCTACCATCAGTTATTGCTGGTGGCAAAGCTCCGCAGAAGAAACAGGCACTAGTAGAGGCTAAAGAAATAACCGGAAATAAGATTTCCAACAACCAAAATAGCAGTGGGTCAAGTGACAGCAATAATATTGTTGACATTCGCAGACTCGCCGGACTAAAATTTTAAGGAGAAATTTAAATGTCAGAACTATTAAACGGACGTTGGGCAGAAACAAAGGAAGCCCTATTAGAAGGCTTACAAGGCACTAAAAAATCAGTAATGGGTGTGACCCTAGAGAATACTCGCAAGTATTTGATGGAATCTCCAACTGCTGGTGCTACTTCTGCTGGTAACGTTGCAACATTAAACCGCGTAATTCTACCGGTGATTCGTCGTGTTATGCCAACCGTTATTGCTAACGAGTTAGTTGGTGTACAACCAATGACTGGCCCAGTTGGTCAGATCCACACTCTACGTGTGCGTTATAGTGATACTTCAGCAGGTGCTAACGTACTAGCTGGTGAAGAAGCACTAAGCCCATTCAAGATTGCGGCTTCATATTCTGGTAATGCAAGTGATGCAGCCGCTAAGGCAGCTTCAACAGCAACACTAGAAGGTGTAGCAGGTAACAGAATGAGCATCCAAATCTTGAAACAAACTGTTGAAGCGAAGACACGTAAATTGTCAGCTCGTTGGACATTTGAATCAGCTCAGGATGCACAAGCTCAGCAAGGTATCGACGTTGAAGCAGAAGTAATGGCTGCTTTGGCACAAGAAATCACAGCTGAAATTGACCAAGAAATTATTGCGTCATTAACAAGTTTAGCCGGTGGCGCCACACAAACTTATGACCAGTCAGCAGTTTCTGGTACAGCTACATTCGTTGGTGACGAGCATGCCGCATTGGCAGTTCAAATCAACCGTGTAAGTAACTTGATCGCTCAACGTACTCGTCGTGGCGCAGGTAACTATGCTGTTGTTAGCCCATTTGCATTGACAATTCTTCAGTCTGCTACTACTAGCGCATTTGCTCGTACAACAGAAGGTACATTCGAAGCTCCTACAAACACTAAGTTTGTTGGTACATTGAACGGTGCTATGAAGATTTATGTAAACAGCTACGCTCAAGACTCGGCAAGTATCCTAATCGGATACAAAGGTGCTTCAGAATCTGACGCTCCTGCTTTCTATTGCCC